AAAAGGATAGGAAAGAAGGTGGGAACCAAAAAGATTTGGCTTTGCGGTGACCGGAACGGGGGGATCAGCCACCGCAGAAAAAAGGATAGAGCAGCCCATTGTGTTTATATTTGTGGGCATACTCCGGGAAATAACATAAACCATAACATGATAATTCTACAATTTAATATTATAGGTGAATAATAGGACAGTCAAGGAGAAAAAAACAAATAAATTATTTTTGTGAAAAATGACTATAAATAATATGTAAAAATACATTAAAATAAATTGACTTTTTAACAATAAGTGATAGAATGAAGAAGGAAATGCATATAAAAGGAGGTGAAAAAATGGGTGGTTTAACAAGGAGCGCAGTAGCCTATGATCTTAACATATCTCCACATAGAGAATCTGTGCCTTATGATGATGGAACAACCGTTGTTTATGTGTTTTCCAGTGCATTGTATCGCAGAAATTTTTATGCGAGATTCTTAGATAATAGGGAAACCATTTCTGCGTCGTTGTCAAAGCGGTTCGGTTTTGAGGTCAACAATGATCTTCTCGCTGATCTGAAGCTGTACACAACAATCGAAAAAAGAGGATTTTTGATTTTTAAGAATGAGGTAAAAATTGAATGTCGAGAAAATATAATATTAGATGGTCACAATCTGACGAGGCGGAGCTGAAGAGGGTAGTAAAAAACTTTAATGCAAAGCTAACCAGGTTGCAAAAAAAAGATCCCAAAACCGCAGGTGCGCTTCCCGATAGGGTGAGCGCTGCACAGTTAAGGGATATGATTGAAACACGGCAAGATCTGAACCGGGAGTTAAATGCACTACGGCGTTTTTCGCAAAGAGGTGCCGAAGAGCTGATAACTGCACCCGAAAACGATTATAACCTACAAATCACAAAATGGCAAAAAGAAGAGATCAACCGCCGGATCGGTGTGATCAATCGAAAGCGTGCTGATCGCCTGAAAAAAACGCAGGATATAGAAGCAAGATCCAGAGGTGAAAAGCTGGGCTATACAAAAGGACAGGTTGGTATGGGTAGAGCTGAAGAGCATTCGCTCCAGCCGATCAAGGGCTTTACCCCGAAAATGAACCGTCAGGATCTGGATAAAAAATTCCGGCAGATTATCAAGGAATCGCAAAGTGGATATTGGGATAAAAGGGATGAGATCCTTCGAGGAAACTATATAAAATCGTTGGAACAGAATTTTAACCCCGAGGATATAGAAGAAATAATCGATAAAATAAAAAATATGGATTTTAGCGATTTCCGGGAAGTATTTGAGGCTGAAGGTGGAAACTTTGAGCTTTCATATCCTCCAGATCGAGATAGCTATGATGCATATTTAACGGGGTTGGAGTCGATATGGCTACCGAACAAATGAGGTGCTAAAAACAATGGGAACCTATGTTGCAGACTTTGAAACAACAACTGATCCGAAAAAATGTCATGTGTGGGCGTGGTCTGTTTGCGAAGTAGGCAACACCGACAACCTATGGATCGGCACGGATATATATGATTTTATGGAATGGTGCGAGCTGCGCCCGGAAAATGCGTCTGTATACTTCCATAACATGAAATTTGATATACAGTTCGTGCTTGCGTGGCTTTTTGAAAATCAATTTGTACCCGTAACAAAGGCAGATGATAGAGCAACAAAAACATTTAAAACCTCAATAAGCAATAAAGGACTTTTCTATATTTGTGAGGTCATATTTTACCGAAAAGGGAAGAATATAAAGAAAATAACATTCTATGATTCTCTAAAGCTAATCCCGATGAGCGTTGAGAAAATAGCGCAATCTTTCAAACTTCCTTTTCAAAAGCTGAAAATCGACTATGATGCCCACAACGATCTACCGTATGGATCCCCCCTGACGAAAGAAGAAGAAGCATACATAATAAACGACGTGAAGATTGTTGCCCGTGCGCTGGAATACTTCCAGCAGATGGGAATGGACAAAATAACGATCGGCAGCAATGCTCTTGCAGAGTATAAAAAGCTGGTGGGCAAGCGTAATTTTAACAGATGGTTTCCAGCACTGAATCGGGAAGTACATAAGGATCTAAAACAATCATACCGTGGTGGCTTTACCTACCTAAATCCGGAATTTGCCGGGAAAGAGGTGGAAAACGGGATTGTGGTTGATGTCAATGGTCTATTTAATGCCGTAATGAAGGATGAGCTGTTGCCGTTTGGAACGCCGATCTTCTATGAAGGGGAATATAAACAGGATCCCATATACCCGTTATATGTGCAGATGATCCGCTGTCAATTTGAATTAAAGAATGGGAAAATACCAACTATACAAATTAAACATTCTATGTATTACAATGGCAGCGAGTACCTGACAACAACAGATGATGATGATGTTGTGCTGTGTCTGAATAGCGTGGATCTTCAGTTATTTTTAGAACAATATGATGTATATAACCTCGAATATATATCAGGATGGAAGTTCAAGGCAGCCCGTGGGCTATTTGATCCGTATGTCGATAAGTGGATTGGGCTGAAGCAAGAGGCGAAAGAAGCAGAAAATTGGGGATTGTACCTAATCTCAAAGCTCATGGGTAACGCCCTCTATGGAAAATTTGGGACTTCAATAGAGCGAAGATCTAAAACCCCATATATGGACACGGACGGGGTTATAAAGTACAAGGACACAGAGCCGGAAGCACAAGAAGGCGTTTATATTCCAATGGCATCATTTATTACAAGTTATGCACGGGAGCGCACGATCAGAGCAGCGCAGAAGATCACGGACGATTATAACGAAGGGAAAAGCAAAATACAATTTGTTTATGCCGATACGGATTCGCTTCATTGTGTATCTGATGATTTCACACTCCCGGAAGGATTGGAGATCGACAGGCTGAAGCTGGGCGCATGGAAGTTTGAAAGCAAATTTACAAAGGCAAAATATCTCCGGCAAAAATGCTATATTGAGGAATCAACCGAAAATGTGTATGATCAAAACCCGGAATACAAATTGAAAATAACCGTTGCTGGTATGCCTCCGGAATGTTATGATCAAGTGGATTTTAGCAACTTCCGGATTGGAGCAAAGTACAAAGGGAAGAAACAGCCCCAGCAGGTTCGGGGCGGTGTGATTCTACGCAGCATTGACTTTACTATAAAACGATAGTATATTATTATACGGAGATAATATTGAGTTACATGAGGGAGCTGTCCCGGGGATCCAACGGTGAAGAGCTGCCCCGGGCAGGTTGGTCTGGATGGCTATTCCTCAACTCTTTATTATCTCCATTTTTATATACATATCGTTAGGAGCTGTTATCTTTGGGCATATTGGCACAGAATGGTATAAGCAAGACAGCAGTAAGAGAGGAAAACGATTATTACGCAACGGATCCCAGAGCGATGGAGGATCTTCTGAAATATGAAAAATTTCATCCGGATATATGGGAGCCTGCTTGCGGTGAGGGGAATTTATCCGAGGTGCTGAAGCAGCACGGATATAATGTTTATTCAACCGACCTGATCGACCGGGGGTATCAGACCGATTTATTGGACTTTTTGAAAACCGATAAAAAATGGAACGGAGATATAATAACAAATCCGCCGTTCAAATATACAACTGAGTTCGTTCTGAAGGGGCTTGATGCGCTCCAAAATGGCAGAAAATTGGCGTTATTCCTAAAGATCAATTATCTTTCCGGAAAGCGCCGATATAAAGAGATCTATTCAAAAGTACCGCCGTACCGAGTATATGTATTCTCCGGGCGCAGGGCTTGCAGCCGGAACAATACCCCGGAAGGATATAAAAACGGAGCAATGGACTATTGCTGGATGATATGGGAAAAAGGCATGATCGGAGCGACAGATCTAAAATGGATTGAAACATAAGGAAGGGAAAAGAAGGTGGTTTAATGCCGGAGATTGATTATAGTATGTTTTGGGATATAGGAAAGACCCTGACATATAATTCTCTGATCAATGTAATCGTGGGAAACCGTGGCGGTGGTAAATCGTATGGAGCCAAAAAGCGAGGGATCGACAACTTTATAAAGAAGGGCGAGCAGTTTGGATATATCCGGCGATATAAAGACGATCTCCGGGAACCTATGGTGCAATACTTTAAGGATATAGAAGCAAAATACCCGGATTATGAATTTAAGACGGATAGCAAGCATTTTTATATCCGGCTGCGCCCTGCGGATCCTTCCGAAAAATGGACGGATGACGATATAGCGGGGTACGGCTTTACCCTGTCCACCGCCAGCAATAAAAAATCCATTTCCTACCCGAAAATTACCACACTTATTTTCGATGAGTTCTTGCTGGATAAAGGAAATCAAATGTATTTGACGGATGAGCCGTTGAAGCTGCTGAACCTTTATGAAACGGTAGCCAGACCCGGAACGGATCACCCCCGTGTGGTTCTTTTCATGCTTGCAAATGCGCTGTCCGTAACAAATCCGTATTTCCTGTTTTGGGGCTTGCAAATGCCGACAAGACAGGATCGACACGGAAAATGGATCTGGAGACACCCAACACGCCCGATTATTGTTGAGGATGTACGGAACGAGGCGTTTATAGATGCAAAGCGAAAAACAGAGTTCGGGCAGCTTATAGACGGAACACGATATGCAGACTATTCTATCGAAAACAAGTTTTTGCTTGATAGCGATACATTTATTGAGAGAAAGTCTGCAAAAGCCCGGTATTATTTCACTTTCATATACAAAGAAAAAAAGTATGGTGTATGGGCTGATTTTAACGAGGGGCGCATGTGGGTATCAGAAGATATAGACCCGACCTTTGTTTTGGTGTACACGCTGACCCTGAAGGATCACCAGCCGAACACGATGCTTATGAAATCCAAAAGCCGGAACACCCCGTTTAAAACATTCGTTGAAAATTACAAGCTGGGAAATGTGTATTTTGAGAATATGAACATTAAAAATATTACTTATGAAGTAATCCAAATGACAATCACATAAAAATATACAGAAAATTCTCTAAATACTTGAAAAGTTTGTAAAATGTGATATGATAACCGTGTAAAAATGTTATAGCAATATAACATTCTGCACGGTTATTTTTTTGTGTGGGGAGGTGAAATCATGAAAAGCGTATTCTTGACAGTGACCGGGGCGGTAGGATCCTTTGTTGCTGCTGCGCTGGGTGGCTGGGACGCTGCCGTAATCACTCTTATTTCGTTCATGGGTATCGACTATGTAACGGGATGGATCCTTGCGGTGGTATTCAAGAAAAGCCACAAGACGGAATCCGGCTGCTATAGTTCGGCGATCGGGATGAAGGGACTTTGTAAAAAGGTTATCATCCTTTTGCTGGTTGTGGTGGCAAATTTGCTTGATCGGCAGATCGGCGCAAACTATGTCCGTGACGGCGTTTGCATTGCGTTTATGGTAAATGAAGCAATGTCTATTATCGAAAATGCCGGATTGATGGGCGTACCTATTCCGAAGGTAATTACAAAGGTGCTGGATGTCCTGCACGAAAAGCAGGAGGGAGAAGCCGATGGCTGATCTACGAACCGGGGCATACGGTCAATATTACGGTTCGCCGTGGGGATCTTCCGAAGTGCTGACAAAAGCACAAATGCAAGTAAATGCACTTTACATATATTCTTCCCTCTCCGATAAAGGGTGGACGGATGAAGCTATTGCCGGAGTGCTGGGAAATATGGAACACGAAAGCGCCATAAATCCCGGAAGGTGGCAAGGTGAAAACATTGGCAGCGGTCCGGCTTATGGACTTGTCCAATGGGATCCGTGGACGAAGTATGTAAACTGGTGTACTGATCAAGGGCTTTCGGATCCGTCCGAGATGGATAACGCAATCGCCCGGATCATTTACGAGCTGGAGAACGGGGAACAATATTATAAAAATGTTTACCCCTACACCTTCAAAGAGTTCGTGAAAAGTACAGATAGCCCGTACACGCTTGCGTGTGCCTTTGCTTTCGACTATGAGCGAAGCTGGGTGACGCTGTACGGCACGGAAGCAGAAAAGGAAGCTCTACGGCAGGAGCGAGGCGGATCGGCAGAAGATTGGTATACCTACATAACCGGCAATGACCCAACGCCCCCGGATCCGGACTATCCCGGAGGCGGAGGAAGCGGAGGATCCGCAATAAAGAGAAAAGGAACGGGCTATAAATTTGTTCTTTTTGGAAAAAGGAGAAGAATTATCACATGAACAAAAACGATTTTACAGAACGGTTGCAAGCGATTGGGACAGAAGAGGACGAAGCGCAGCGAAGAGAGCTGATCGCGCAGTTGATCGAGGACGGCGGTAAGGATTATGACGATCACGCAGCAGCCATTGAAACCCGTGATAAGGCTTTGAAGGATTGCGAAGATCTGCGAGCTGCAAACATGAAGCTTTTTCTCCGTGTCGGAGAAAACAAGGAACCCGATGTAAACCCCAACAAACAACCCCCGGAAAAAAGAAACTTTGATAATCTGTTTAACGAAAAAGGAGGACTTAAATAATGAATGTCATTGAAATTATGAACACCATTCGGGACAATGCCAGCGCAACCTATCAGGAGCGCATTCCCGAGCTGACCCGAAACAATCTGGAAGATGTGCGCTTTGCCATGATCGACGATGATAATGTTATGGTGGCAAACGAGTTCACCAACGCCCTGCTGAACAAGGTGTTTAAGAGCCACATTATTTCCAAGCGTTTCTCTAACCCCCTGAAGAGCCTGAAGAAGGGCAAGAAGCCCCTCGGTGATACCGTTGAGGAAATTTATGTGAATTTCGTCAAGGGCGCAGAGTATGACCCCAATATCGGCGCTGCCATGCTGGAGCGCACGCTGCCCGATGTTAAGACCCTTTACCACCGCATGAATTACAAGATGAAGTATCGCCAGACCTTTAGCCAGCAGGCGCTGTCTAAGGCGTTCTCTTCTTTCGAGGCGCTGGAGAGCTTTTTCTCCGGTATCGTGGCAGCCATGTACAATTCTGCTGATCTGGACGAGTTCATGAACATGAAGCAGCTTCTGAAGTCTGCGCTGGATGCGAAGGCGATGAAGAAGGTGGAGATTGCGGATCCTCTCTCTTCTGCTGCCAATGCTCAGGAGTTTATCAAGACCGTTAAAACCGTGTCCGGCATGATGGTTTATCCTTCTGCGGATTGGAACGGCTACCTGACCGCACAGACCACCGACACCAAGGAAATCACCACCTTTACCCCCAAGAGCGAGCAGGTGCTGATCATTGACACCGCAACCGACACCAGCGTTTCCGTGGATGTGCTGGCAAACACCTTCAATATGACCGTTGCCGAGTTCAACGATACCCGGAAGATCGTTATTGATGTGTTCCCCGATCCCACCATGAGAGCAGCGATCGTCGATGAGCAGTTCTTCCAGATCTGGGATGATCTGTTTGTGTTCAAGTCTTTCGATAATCCCGAGGGCTTGTATGATAACTATTATCTCCATGTGTGGCAGACCCTTGCATATAGCATTCTTGTAAATGCTGTTGCCTTCTGCGTGCCTACCACCTGATCAACCAGCCGAGGGGGCAGGGCAATGCCCTGCCCCTTTCGTTATAAAGTCCAATAAAACGGACTATTAAAAGTCCAATAAACCGGACAATTAAAGGAGGTAAAAAAATGAGCAGATTACCGCTTCTGCCTAAATGGATTCTGCCTCCCACCATGCCGAGCATTTACGATAGCGAGAGCGCAACGGCGCTTGAAATGGTGGCG